GGTTAAGGTCAATGAGCATGGTTGGTATGTTGACAATATCATATACGGTAGATGGTCACTTGACGAAACAGCAGCTAAGATATTTCAGGCCGTTAGAGATTACCGTCCCGTGTCGGTTGGAATTGAAAGAGGTATTGCTAAACAAGCCGTAATGTCTCCGTTAATGGACATGCAGAAACGCTACGGCATGTTCTTTAGAGTAGAAGAATTAACTCACGGTAACAAAAAGAAAACAGACAGAGTAATGTGGGCGTTACAAGGACGCTTTGAAAATGGGTACATTACGCTGAACAAAGGAGAGTGGAACTCTAGATTCCTAGACCAACTCTTCCAGTTTCCTGACCCTTTGACCCATGACGACTTGGTGGACGCCTTGGCGTACATTGACCAACTGGCTAACGTAGCGTACGACTACGACTACGAAATTGAAGACCATGATATTTTAGACGTGGTAGCAGGATACTAATATGACTGATTTATATGAACAAGACCCACTTATGGTTGAAGAAACAATTGAAGACTGGGTTATAACTAAGTGCGAAGACTGGAGGGACTATTACGAGTCAAATTATGAAGCAAGATTTGAAGAATATTATAGATTATGGCGTGGCATTTGGGACCCTGCTGACAGTGAGCGTAGGTCTGAGCGTTCCCGTATTATTTCTCCTGCACTTCAACAGGCAGTTGAGTCTAATGTAGCGGAACTAGAAGAAGCTACGTTTGGACGTGGTAAGTGGTTTGACGTAAGTGACAACTTTGGCGATACAGAAAAACAAGACGTGCAGTTCCTGCGTAACAAACTAACGGAAGACTTTGAAAACTGCATGGTTCGTAAAGCAGTAGCAGAATGCTTAATTAATGCTGCAGTCTTTGGTACAGGCATTGGTGAAATTGTTATCGAAGAAATGAAAGAAATGGCTCCTGCTACTCAGCCCATTATGGACGGAGATTTACAAGCAGTAGGAGTAAACATTACTGATAGAGTAAAAGTAAAGCTTAAACCTGTACTACCTCAAAACTTTCTTATTGACCCCGTAGCAACATCTGTAGAAGACGCTATGGGCGTCGCTATTGACGAGTTTGTCAGTATGCACCAAGTAGAGCTTTTGCAGGAACAAGGCGTGTACAACGACGTTTATGTTGGTCCTGCTGCTCCTGATACTGATCTTGAACCAGACCAAGACATTACAATTTACAATGACGATAAAGTAAGGCTTACTAAGTACTACGGTTTGGTACCACGAGAGCTTCTTAATTCGTCCTTAAGCGAAGAAGACGAAGAAGAAGAAGTACCAGAAGAAGAAGACTCAGGCTCTCGTTACGTAGAAGCCGTTGTAGTAATTGCTAACGGTGGTATTCTTTTGAAGGCCGAAGTTAACCCTTACATGATGCAAGATCGCCCTGTAGTTGCTTTTCCTTGGGACGTGGTTCCCGGACGCTTCTGGGGTCGTGGTGTTTGCGAAAAAGGATACAACAGTCAAAAAGCTTTGGACACTGAGTTACGAGCTAGAATTGACGCCTTAAGCCTTACAATTCATCCTATGATGGCTATTGACGCAACTAGGCTTCCACGAGGTGCTAAACCAGAAGTACGTCCCGGTAAAATGATCTTAACCAACGGAGATCCTCGTGAAGTACTTCAGCCTTTCAACTTTGGTCAAGTCAATCAAATTACGTTTGCTCAAGCCGGAGCACTGCAACAAATGGTACAGCAAGCAACAGGAGCCGTTGACTCAGCAGGAATTGCAGGTCAAGTTAACGGTGAGGCTACTGCTGCTGGTATTAGTATGTCTCTTGGCGCTATTATTAAACGCCACAAGCGCACATTAATTAACTTCCAACAGTCTTTCTTGTTGCCGTTTGTTAAAAAGGCTGCACATCGGTACATGCAGTTTGATCCTGAGTCGTACCCTGTAGCAGACTATAAATTTAACGCAAGCTCAACGCTGGGTATTATTGCTAGAGAGTACGAAGTTACTCAGCTTGTACAACTACTACAGACTATGCAAAAAGACTCTCCATTGTACAACACATTAATTCAAAGCATTATTGACAACATGAATTTGTCTAACCGTGAAGAGTTGTTAGCGGCAATGCAAAAAGCAATGCAGCCTAACCCACAAGCACAACAAATGCAACAACAAGCACAACAGGTACAAATGCAGTTCCAACAGTCCCAAACAGCTGCGTTGTCTGCTCAGGCTCAAGAGTCTCAGGCAAGAGCGCAAAAGCTTACAGCAGAAGCGCAAGCAGTTCCACAGGAGCTTGAGATCGACCGTATTAACGCTGTTACCCGAAACCTCAAAGAAGGTGACGCCGAAGACAAAGAGTTTGAACGCCGTATGAAAGTGGCTGAAACTCTCCTTAAAGAAAAGCAAATAGAAGGAAAAAACAATGTTAACGGACCACGAACTGCGCTTACTCCTACAGAGAGTCAACCAAGAGTTCAACCACCAATGGGAGCGCCTAGACCTCTTGGAACGCCAACTGGAGGAATTCAGTAATGCCAGCAAAGAAAGACCCAAGACTAGCACGCGCGGGCGTAAGCGGGTTCAACAAACCGAAGAGAACGCCCAGCCATCCCACTAAATCGCATGTTGTAGTTGCGAAGCAGGGTGATAAGATCAAGACAATTCGTTTTGGTCAGCAGGGCGTTAAAGGTGCAGGGAAAAATCCTAAGACAGCAAAGGATAAAGCGCGAAAGAAAAGCTACTACGCGCGACACAATGCTCAGGACTCCAGCCCCAGTAAACTATCTGCGCGCTATTGGTCGCATAAGGTAAAATGGTAATGGCTAAAGGTGTAAAACATTATAAACGCGACGGCACTGAGTATACAGGCGGCACGCATAAGATGCCTAATGGAGAACTTCATTCAGGCAAAACCCACGGAAAAACATCTGTAAAACTTTTCCATTTTGAAAACCTGTCTAAGACAGCAAAGGAGAAAGCTATGCCCGGCTATGGAATGAAATCAACTAAGCCAAAGAAAAAACCAGCGATGCCTGTTCGTGGTCAACGTACAATGACTAATCGAAAGAAAAAGAAGAAGTAGTCATGCCAAAGGCAAAAAGCAAACCTAAAAAATCTGGGCCTACACCTAAAAATAAGGCTTTGTATTCTAGAGTAAAAGCAGAAGCTAAGCGTAAGTTTGATGTATGGCCTTCTGCTTACGCCTCAGGGTGGTTGACTAGAGAGTACAAGAAACGCGGTGGTACGTATGTCTAAGAAACCTAAGGGTGGCCTTACTAAGTGGTTTAAGGAGGAGTGGGTAGACGTAAAAACAGGTAAACCTTGTGGGCGTAAGTCCGCAAAGAAAAGTAAACGCCCTTACCCCTCTTGTAGACCTAAAGCTGTTGCAGCTAAAATGACTAAAAAAGAAAAAGAGTCTTCTGCAAGACGTAAGACAGGCCCCAAAGCAATTAAACACGCAGTTACAGCTTCAGGTAGACGTAGGAAGTCCACAAGAAAAGCTTGACAACTGTTAAAAAGTATGCTATAATAAAACTATAGTTAACAACATTAGAGGAAACTATGAACACTGAGCTTGAAACCTACTTCGACAACTACTTCGAACTCTTCAATCATGAAGGTTTCAAACAACTCTTGCAAGAGCTTTCCACAAACGCAACTCAATTAGCAGACGTACAGACTGTAAAAGACGTAGAAGATCTCTTCTTTCGTAAAGGTCAAGTAGCTGCTTTTGCAACAGTAATTAATCTACAGGCCACTATTGAAGCTGCTAGAGAGCAAGCAGAAGTAGAAGAAGAAGGTCCTGTTGATGTTTAAAATTTATGACTTCCGTTGTACTAACGGACATGTCTTTGAAGAAATGGTAGAGTCCGGCGTTACAACCAGTAGGTGCGGTTGTGGCGCTAACGCTACTAAAATGGTATCTGCCCCGTCTTTTCACCTTGATGGCTCTACTGGGGACTTTCCCGGTCAGCACATGAAGTGGGTACGAGAACACGAAAAAGCAGGTAGAAAGAAGTCTCCACAATGATTATAATCACGGAGTTTAATTATGTCAAGAGCTACAATGATTGATCCACAACCTGAAGAGGAAAACGTGGACACCATTGAAAACGAAGTAGATGAGATTCAACAAGAAGAAGTTGAGCAACCTCAAACAGAAGAACCTACAGTCCCTGAGAAGTACCAAGGCAAGTCTCTAGAAGAAGTTGTACACATGCACCAAGAAGCTGAAAAGCTTTTAGGTCGTCAATCTTCTGAAGTAGGTGAACTTCGTAAAGTCGTCGATGACTATATTAGTCAGAGTATAACGACTCCAGCACCTCAACAACACGTTGAGCCTGAAGACGATATAGATTATTTTACAGACCCTCAAGCAGCCGTTAATCGTGCTATTGAGAATCATCCTAAGATTAGAGAAGCAGAGCAGTATTCTGCACAGTACAAGAAGCAAACTTCATTGTCAATGCTTCAGTCTAAACATCCAGACATGCAAAACATACTTAGCGATCCTAAGTTTGCGGAATGGATTAAAGGATCTAAGATTAGGACTCAGTTGTTTGTACAAGCAGACCAAGGGTACGATGCTGACTCTGCTGACGAACTGTTTACACTTTGGAAAGAACGGAAAACAGTCGCACAGCAGACCGCTAATGTTGAAAAACAAGCGCGTAAGCAGTCACTTAAAGCAGCTAGTACAGGCAACGCACGAGGTAGTGCAGAGGGTAGTCGTAAGAAGGTATATCGTAGGGCCGACATTATTAAACTAATGAAAAATGACCCTGACCGTTACCAAGCTTTGTCCGATGAAATCATGGCAGCTTATGCGGAGGGTCGAGTCAAATAATCTAGGAGATTGACATGGCTACTGCAACTTATCCGGGCGCAGGCGGTAATACTGCGAAGACTGAAGCGGCAACGTTTATTCCAGAAATCTGGAGTGACGAGATCATTGCTGCTTACCAAAAGAACCTGAAGATGGCTCCGCTTGTCAAGCGTATCGCTATGAATGGCAAGAAAGGTGACAAGCTTCACATCCCTAAGCCCACTCGTGGTGATGCAAATGCTAAGGCTGCTGACACTGCAGTTACTATCATTGCAAACACTGAGAGCGAATTGACTGTTGACATCGACCGTCACTTCGAGTACTCACGTCTTATCGAAGACATCGTTGAAGTACAGGCGCTTTCTAGCCTCCGTCAGTTCTACACTGAAGATGCTGGTTACGCTCTTGCTACTAAGATCGACACCGACCTCCACTCTTGTGGTACTGGTTTTGGTGACGGTGGTTCAGTTGTGTTCTCTGGTTCAGTAGCTCCTACTGACTACCAGCACAGCGGTTGTTTCTTTAACGACGGCGGCACAACTACTCAGTACACTGACGACACTATCGTTGCTGCTGACGTATTTACCGATGCGTTCTTCCGTGACATGATTCAGAAGCTTGACGACAACAACGTACCGATGGAAAGTCGTGTACTTGTTATCCCACCTTCTGTTCGTAACACTATCATGGGCATTGACCGATACGTGTCTTCTGACTTCGTAACTGGTCAAGCAGTAAGCTCTGGCCTCATTGGTAACCTGTACGGTGTAGACATCTATGTCTCAAACAACTGTGCAACTATCGAAGCTGCTGCAGACAACACTGCATCTTCTGTTGATACTCGTGCTGCACTTCTCTTCCACAAAGACGCTATCGTCATGGCAGAGCAGCAAGCCGTACGTTCACAGACCCAGTACAAGCAGGAATACCTCTCGACTCTGTACACGGCTGACTGCCTCTACGGTGTTGAAGTATACCGTCCTGAAGCTGGTTTCGTACTCGCAGTCGCAGAGTAACGAACTTAAGGGGTCAGCAATGGCCCCTTTTCCTTTTCTTTTGTAGGAGCAGTAGATGCCTTTATTCCGTGGCACAGGTGGTTCTGGTGAGTCTAGCACTGATGCGTATGCGTCGGAGATAGCTACAGAAGCCCGTACTGCCTCTTCAAAAGCAAATGAAGCCGCAGCGTCTGCTGAGTCAGCTTTAGCGGCTCAAACGGCTGCTGAGGCTGCACAAGCTGCAGCAGAGACTGCACAGACTAACGCAGAGACTGCAGAAACAAATGCAGAGACTGCAGAGACTAATGCAGAAACTGCAGAAAACGCAGCTGTATCGGCTAAGACATCTGCAGAAACTGCAAAGACCGCTTCAGAAACTGCACAGTCAGCAGCAGAAGTAGCTAAGACAGCAGCTGAGACTGCAGAGACTAACGCTGAAACAGCAGAGACAAACGCTTCTGCTTCCGCAACGACCGCAACGACTAAAGCCACAGAAGCAGCCACATCAGCAACTAATGCAGCAACCTCAGCTACAACAGCCACCACTAAGGCATCAGAAGCAGCGACCAGCGCTACTGCAGCTCAAACTGCTCAGACTGCAGCAGAAACAGCGCAGACAGCGGCAGAGGCGGCTCAAGAAGCAATTGATGGTTTGTACCTTGGCACTTCTGCTACCAACCCTACTGTTGACCTTAACGGCAATGCTGTAACGGTAGGTGACTGGTACTTCAACACTAGCGACAACACTACTCGAATCTACGATGGTTCCACGTGGAACAGTATTAACCCGGATCTTGTTGGTGACTCTACGCCACAGCTAGGCGGTGACCTTGACCTAAACAGCAATGACATTACAGGTACAGGTAACGTTAACATCACAGGCAATGTGGTGCTTAGCGGTACTGTTGATGGCCGTGACGTAGCCGCAGACGGCACTAAGCTAGACGGCATTGAAGCCAGTGCTACAGCAGATCAGACAGCCGCAGAGATTCGCACACTGGTTGACTCTGCAAGTGACTCTAACGTCTTTACTGATGCAGATCACAGCAAGCTAGATGGGATTGAAGCAGGAGCCACAGCAGACCAAAGTAACGCAGAGATAAGGGCGGCAGTAGAAGCGGCTACAGACTCTAATGTGTTTACCGATGCGGATCACACAAAGCTAAACGGTATTGAAGCAAACGCTACAGCAGACCAAACCGCAGCTGAAATACGGACGCTTGTAGAGTCAGCAACGGATTCCAATGTATTTACTGACGCAGACCATACGAAACTCAACGGTATCGAAGCCAGCGCAAACGTAACGGATACAGCTAACGTAACTGCTGCTGGTGCGCTAATGGATTCAGAGGTAACTAACCTCGCACAGGTAAAAGCCTTTGACTCTGCTGACTACGCTACGGCAGCACAAGGCGCATTGGCTGATAGTGCATTGCAAAGTGGGGACAACATTTCTGTCCTAACTAACAACTCAGGCTATATTACTGGTAACGAAACGATTACTCTGTCTGGAGCAGTTACAGGTTCAGGCACAACTTCTATCACTACTACACTGTCAACTGTTGACGGGGGAACTTATTAATGACCACGATTAAACTCAAGAATGGTTCTGGCGCACCTACAACCGGTGATCTTGTTCAAGGCGAACCCGCATTAGACCTGACTAACAAGCGCCTCTACACAGAAGACTCAGGCGGTACTGTTATTGAAGTAGGTACTAATCCTACCAGCATTACTACTGGAGATATTACAGCAACAGGTACAGTTAGCTTTGCAGGTCTTGGAACTACTGGCGACGTAACCTTCGGCGACAACGACAAGGCTATCTTCGGTGTTAGCTCTGACCTACAGATTTATCATGATGGGTCAAATAGTTATATTGAAGACACAGGAAGTGGCGTTTTATTTATAAAAGGTACAGCAGGTGTTTACCTCAGAGGTAAAGATTCTAACGAAGACCTTGGCAGATTCTTAGAAAACGGTGCGGTAGACCTATATTTTAATGGCGCATCCAGGCTCTCCACCACCTCCACAGGCATCGACGTAACGGGGACTGTGACTGCTGATGGTTTGACTGTTGATGGTAATGCTACGTTGCAAGGAGCTTCTTCTCCTACTTTAAACATCACAGACACAGATACACCTACAACTGCGTTTATTAGCTCTACAAACTCTAGCGCACGTTTTGGCTCGTCAACCAATACTGATGTTTTTTGGATGTCTAACAACACTCTTAGAACACAAATTGACGGAGCCACAGGCGACATTAGCTTCTACGATTCGAGCGGCTCATCACAAGACCTTTTCTGGGACGCAAGCACTTCACGGTTAGGTCTGGGTACTACGTCGCCTAGCTACGTTGTCCACGCAAGCACTGCTGATAACACTATTGCTCAGTTCCAAAGTACTGACAACCGTGGCGCTATTTTAATCAGCGACGACGACACAAACAGTTATTTTGGTTCGGAAGGCGGCAGTACGTATATAAGCAACGCTGGCGGCGCTTTGTCTTCTGGTCAGCTTGTTATCGACAGCTCTGGCAATGTCGGTATAGGTCGAGCGCCAACTGCAATTGGTGCCTTCAAAGTAGTAGAGGCATACA